TTTTTTTTCCCAAGGGGTTTTGTTTTAGGTTAAGGCTAGGTGATATTTTTAAATGTTTTAAAATGACAATATATTCAGTTTTTATTAAAGAATGTCAAAATGAACTACTTTAAAACGACGTTTAAGTGGTAAAGTATCTTGAGAGTTTTCGAAACACTCATCGATAGTGTAATTAGAAAGAACAATAATTTTTTTAGGACGAATTTTTTTAAGTTGACCTCCCTTAATTTCAGGTGAAAATGGATAACGATCAGCCCATATTTTCAAGTAATGAGACAAGAATTGACCAGCATTAGGAGTCATTTCTTCTATAGCGACCACTCCCTCGTTGTCGTAGCCATCCCACCATTTGTTGAGGGCCTTTGGATAGTGGTCAGGATACTCTGCCCAGAGTTTGCGGGACTTACCAGTTCCGGTAGGACCGACCCACCATTCATGGATGAGCTCAGAGATGATATAGGACTCACGTTTTCGTAATGATAATATCTTGGATCGATGCAGGAAATAGACGTGTGGGTATTGATCTTTAATCTGTTCAATGCTTCCTTCCTCCGCCCATTTGATGACGTTTTTCCACATCTCCTTCGTTCCTTTCCCAGGGGATGCAGGCAGTTCCCCATGTTCTTGGAATATTCCGTCTTTTTTACAATATTCCGCTGCTTGTTGACTTGTTCCAAGTTGTTTTTCAATGTGAGCTCTTGAAATGAGTCTTTTAACTCGGTTGAAACTCGTTGCGTGCTTAAATCGAACAAAGCCTTGATAGTGGAGAGTTCCTTCTTCACCAATCTCGGTCCCCCACACCAGATACACGACGCTCGCCGTGTCTTTAAGATTGAGTAATTCTCCGTCATCCACTTCGGTGGGATTATTAATTGTGAAACAAAATCCTTTTGATTTGTCCATGGCAAATATGATAATGGCACCTGGTTTAGTATTACCCAGGTGCCATGTTGCCGTTGCCAGGCGATATGTCCCCCCTCCCTTTTCCCCCTTGGTATAGATATAGGTCATCCCTGATTGAAGTTTTCTCTTATTTCCGAATTTGCCACGTGTCAGTCATATGACAAGTGCTATAATTCCATTTAGACCGAGACCGTTTGATTTGAACCGCGTTTTTCAAAGTGAGAATCAACGTTATTCGTTAGGACCGAATTGGGCTCGTAGACGTTTGAATAATAACACAGACCAAATTATGGCTAGACGAAGTTACAGAAGACCACGCGTTGCTCGTGCTCGAGGTAGACGTGTTGGTCGAGGTAGAACCCGTACTCTTTACAAGAGAAATTATAGTACGAATGGTGCTGGCATTTTAGGTGGAACAAATGCCGATACTCGTCAGATTTATCGACGAACTAGTATGCCACGTCGTAAGCGACGTCAGTGGGCTAGTTTTATAAAGAAAGTTAATGCAGTAGACGAGAGAGAACTCGGTACTCGAACCGTTTTGTTTAACGATAGTTTACAACAGAGTAATGTAGCCGTGGGTAAACAGAGTTGTTTAACCCTGGCTTTGTACCCTTTTGTGAATACGAATCGTGGTTGGTTGAATGATATGTCAGAAATTGGACAGCTAGAAAATGAAGGGAACCCTTCACTTGCTGCTGGAGCTACAATTGATAAGAATACAAAAGTTATGTTCCATAGCGCTGTTATGGATGTAACTTTGAGAAACACAAGTACGAAATATGGAGCAGAGGGTGCAATAGAGATTGCACCAGAGGCTGCGATAGAACTAGATGTTTATGATATAATAATGCGAAGCGAAGCTGCTGATGGAAGTCAGAAATTTTTTGATATTTCAGCATGTTTGAATGCTTATGATGATCGAGAGATTGGAGGAGCTGGTACTGGAATAGAGATTGCAGACCGAGGCTCAACTCCTTTTGAATTACCATCTGGATTATCTCGTTTTAAGATTAAAGTATTGAAGAAGACAAAGTATTTTATTCCTAATGGTCAGACAATTACATTTCAAGTAAGAAATCCTAAGCGTAAAGTGATTAGATATGGTGAATTGGAAACCAATGATAGTCATAATAGACCCGGTTGGACTACATACAAGTATATGATATATAAGTTAGTTCCTGGATTGGCTCAAGGAACTGCTCAAGGAGAGTACAAATTGCAACTAAGTGTTGGAAGTACTAGGAAGTATATGTACAAAGTAGAAGGTTTTAATGAACCGAGAGAGAGATTGTTGGGTGGGAGTTATACTCCCAACAGCCAACAATGAGGTTTCGGGTGTTCCCGAAACCGAGCCGCCTTTTTTTTTCCCAAGGGGTTTTGTTTTAGGTTAAGGCTAGGTGATATTTTTAAATGTTTTAAAATGACAATATATTCAGTTTTTATTAAAGAATGTCAAAATGAACTACTTTAAAACGACGT